AGGCTCCATCTAATAAGCAGCCCAAAGTGAAATACAGCCCAGAGGAGATCGCCAGTCGCGTTTCCAGACTGCAGGGCAAGAAGCTTGACTACGACACGTTTAATGCCAACTGTGAGAGCTGGGCCAACATGATTGTGAGCGGTAAATCCCGCTCTATCCAATCTCAACGCCTCACAGCCGTGGGTAAGACCGCCATTCGTGGTGTCTACAAGAGTCTCGAATCCATTTCTGCTTTAGATGAGGACTACCCAAAACAAGTACGGAGCGGTGAACGCATTCAGAAAGTGGCTAGGTGGCTGGACAACACCAACCCCCGAGGTAATGACCTCGGCTATCAAGCGATGGTGCAACGCAACAGCAAATACCGCAAAGACGCAGCCAATCCCGAGACTTTGGGTCTGATTGACCCGAGCACGGTAATTAAGGAACACATGTCTGATATCGAGGCCGTTTCTGCCACCAAGCGCTGGTTGATGGTCCTTACTGCTGTGAGTGCTGATGGACCTAATTGAGCGCTACAACCTAATCCTGAAAGAGGAGGAAGGCCGCACAATAAAGGTGCTGAACAAAGCACTCGATCGCAGTTTCAACCGCATTGTTCGCCGTATCCGCGTCTGGTTACGCACCGAGAACGCATCCAAAACCCAACGAGACATTGCAATAGGCCGTGAGTTACGTGAATTGGTCACAGCTGTTCACCCAGGTAAGACCGATGAGTACGACAAGGTTTTCAGCGGCGTGCTCGGAAAAGCACAGAAAGCAGGTGTGGATGTCGCAGACGCCCTGGTGGGCCAGATGGCCGGGAAGCGGCCCCGCATCGACGTTTCAATCCCGTTGGAAGCGACGTTGGCGGCTGCGAAGCAATCGCATGGCTACCTACGAAGACATGGAGATCGTTTTGCAGAAACTTCGGCAGAGATCATCGCCTCAGGAATAGCTGAGGGTCGCAGCACCACAAAAATGATTACCGACATGCGAGATCGTCTGGGTGTTGTGAAAAGCCGAGGCGAAGTAATCGTGAGAACTGAGTCGCTACGCGCATATAACGAAGCTTCCAATAATTACTACGCACAGAATGGCGTTGACACAGTGATGTATTACGCGACAGCCGATGACCGTTCCTGCCCGATCTGTGCTCCCCGAGGTGGGAAGATCTACAAACGAACTGACATCCGAGTCCCCGTACATCCGAGATGTAGGTGCTATCTGGCTCCTTGGGATCCTGATATCGCTGAGATTGATCCTGTATATCTTCGAGCAGGTGAGCGTCACCAGAAGGAAATGGAGGAAGTAACGACCATCGAGCCCGTCAACCTGTCCAGGGCTGCAGTCTTCGAGCAGTTTGCACCAGTGCCATTGGCCGTAAACTAAACCTATGCACCTGTAAGTTCATGGCCCTCCCCGAAGCATTTAAAAAGAACGCCGAGAAAAAGAAAGAGGAGGGTGAAGTGCGCGAAGGCGAGTCTGATAAGAAAGAAAAGCAGCCACCTTTCGCTAAAAAGTCAAAAGGTAAAAAGGTAAAAGAGACAAAAGACACCGAAATTATCGAAGGTGGCAAAGGATCTGAAGGTGTCACAAAGATGAACGACCCCCGCAAGAAAGGTATGCCCTCCCTCGACGACGAAAACACCGACGCCTGCATGAAAAAGGACAAGAAAGGCGGCAAAGATTGCGGTTGTAAGCACAAAAACGACGCGCTAACCCCTCAGGAATACATCGCTGCTTGTGATGGAGGATTCCAAGACCGCAGCCGCACCTACATCCGAGCGCGATTGGATGCAGGCAAGGGAACGGGTAAAAAATGCGGCAACTCCCACATCGCTAGAACCGCAACCTGCAATGTGAATGGTGGAGGTGGCTCCCAACCTCGCCTGAAGGATTTACAGGGCTATGGCTCCAAGAAGGAGTCAGCTCGTAACAACTTCGCTAAGAGCAAGGGCTCAACCAAAGGTATTGGCAACAAGTTGAAGGTGGGCGCCGAGGTCGCAGCACAGCTGGGGTCGGCTGCCAGCATCTTTAGAGCTGGCAACAAATTCTCACAAGGCAAGATCGGTGCAGGTGCTCAAAGCTTCTTGAGTGCTTCTGCACTTTCAAGCGTTGCTGCTGGATCTAAAGCGTCACGCATGGGCAACAAGGGCTTGGCTTCGGATTTCAATCGCCAGGCTGGTCAATTGGCTGCAGCCAAGGTTGGGGTTAGCGCACTGCAAACTGCAGGCCGCGTCAGTCCTCGCCAGGCCAAGAACGCCTTCTCGGTGTCTCGCGCCAAAGCCTCCAATGCCGCGTTCAGCGTGGAACAACACATGAAAGGATTTAAAAAGATGAAAAAGAAGCGTGACAGCGTCTGGGCTGATGGTTTCAGCAAGACCGATGCCGAGACCGCTCTCACCGCCAACTCAATGAACCTTGCCACTGACAAGTACAGCAAGGAGAAGCGCAAGAAGAACGCTCAAGGCCAGCCCAGAAACATGATCTACTCCAACACCTTCAACACCTGATGGCTAAGGGTACGGGCAAAAAATGTGGCAACTCCCATATCGCCAGGACAGCCACCTGTAATCAGGGCAGGGGTGCTCGCACAGCTGTGGGGCTCACTGCTGGCGCTGTTGTTGTGGGAGCCCTGTCCTCGAAAAAAGTCCGCGCCCAAATGGGTTCTGCCATTCAGAAGGGGATTACCAACACAGTCCACGCAGCGACGGCCTCCAAGCCGTCAATGAAATTCAACAAGCAGAGTTTCAAACGAAGCCTGCGCAAACAGAACCCTCTCATCGGAGCCCACCTCCGCACTCACGCCATGCGCCGTAAGCACGAGCCCGGTTACCGCAACAGCAAGAAGTCGTTTTGGGCTGATGGTTTCGAGGGTGAGTTACAGGCAGGTCTTTTCCATATCGACAAGAAATGTGGAGCATCCGGCATCCCCGAGAACGCCAAATGTTCCAAAGGCGTTGGCCAAGCAGCATCGGGTAAGGAGCCCAAGCGCAACATCCTGCAGAAAGTAGTGCGCAAGGTCACCGGTAAAGAGAAGCTTGAGCGGAACTTGAAAGAGATCTCTCGACTGAAGAAGAAATATGGCGCTAATTCAGTTGAAGCCAATGGTGGTGAGGGCCTGAACCCCAAGGGTGAGACCTACAAGTGGATCAAGAAGAACCGTCCCGATCTCAATCCCGACAAGATCGGAGCCAACAGCAAGTTGGCAGACAAAATCTCACGTCAAATGGGCGATTCCATGGATCTAACACCCGCAGTTCTCCGCTCTGACGCCTGTTGGAAGGGCTACGTCCAAAAAGGTGTGAAGCGCAAAGGCAATCGCACCGTCCCTAATTGTGTCCCAGCTGGTAAAGCAAAGGCTGAAGTAAAGCGCAAAACCGGCCAGGACGGTGAAGACAAGCTCACGAGTGCGAAACGCAAAGTGTGGGCAGAAGGTTTCACGCCAAAAAAGACGAAGGCCCGTCGCTAAGTGTCGGGCGTGGTGAAAAGCAGGCAGTTAAGGAAGGCGGTGGCCTCACTAAAAAGGGCCGAGAACGCTACAACCGATCAACAGGTAGCAATTTAAAAGCACCGGTTACAGGAAAAGTAAAACCAGGAAGTAAGGCAGCTGGTCGACGTAAAAGCTTTTGCGCACGCAGCAAGAGTTGGAAGGGTGAACGAGGCTTAGCCGCCCGGCGGCGTTGGAAGTGCTGATGGATATAGAAGAGCGCCTTCGGTTACACAGTCAGGTTGAGCAATGCACGTCAATAGCTCAACTTCGTGACCTATGTCGGCGGTTGATCGAGCGCGACATCGCATATCAAGAAATATTAAAAGCAAGTGGCATCTCAAGTCGAACAATCGGTCTCGGCACCAAATCAAACCTGCCTTAACACGCATCTTTTTTACAGATCTTCCAACAACTGATACATCTCCAACTTATAAAGATCGCTCAACGCAAAGAGCTTTGACAAGCTAATCTCAATTTCTCCCTTTTCAAGACGAGAATAAGCTGCTTGCGACACAGATAAGTAATCGGCAACAAGCTTTTGTGTATAGCCAGCGTTATCTCTGAGGTGCTTTAACCGTCTGCACATCGCAAGTTGCCGATGAATAGCCACAAGACTGAAATACGCTGAACGTATTAAGACTAAACACAGTGGATTAGTAGCGTTATTCTTATGGAATGGCACCATCTTCCGCCTACAGATACGACTTCGCGCCGATTACGAAGTCAGAGACCACCGAGGAGGGATACCTTCGCGTGTGGTGTCGTGCGGCTCGTACCGGCACGCAGTTGTATCGACGCTCGGATGGTTCCCAGGTTCGGGAATATCGACCTCCAGAAGAGGTAAGTAATCCTGAATCGCTCCAAACGTTCGGAATGAAACCCGCAACGTGGGGACACCCGCCCGTCTTGCTCGATGCCAAGAACACGAAAAACCATCAAATTGGTTATTCAGGTTCTCAGGTTCGATACAACGACGGGTTTGTTGAAGTTGCCTTGGTTGTCACAGATCAGGACAGCATTGACAAGATTAAAAGCGGTGAAGCACGCCAAGTCTCAGCTGGCTACAAAGTCGACTTTGACCCCACCCCCGGTAATACCCCCGAGGGCGAGGAATACAGCGGTATTCAACGCAATATCCGGGTGAATCACATCGCAGTTGTCCCCGTGGGCCGTGCAGGTCCCGAGGTCAAATTGTTGATGGATCGTATGGACTCAGCAGATGCTGTGGCCTATGACCCCGAGCCGGGAACCCCGGCGCAACAGTCAACCCCTACTGCATCTCCATTTATGGCCTCCGTCAAACTTGACGGCCTGGAGATCGACCTTCCAGTTGAATCTGCAGGTGCTGTTCAATCCTTCGCTAAGGACATGAACAAGCAATTTGTTGAACTCAACAATGCCAAAACCGAGCTTTCTACAAAGCTCGACGCGGCATCAAAGGAAATCGAATCTCTGGCCTACGAGAAGGAAGCAGCAGAAGGCCGCGCCGACGCTCTTACCGAGCGCGTGGCGGAGCTAGAAGCTGAACTTCCATCTCGTATGGACACAGCCGAACTTGATGAACTCATCAAGGCTCGTATTGCTGTGTTCCAAAAACTCGCTCCTGCATTTGAAGAAGACTTCAAATTCGACGGGATCGACGAAACAGATTTGTACATCCAAGCTTTCACCTCACTAACAGGTGAAGCTCCCCGTGAAGACGCTGCTCCCGAGTACGTCGAAGGGGTAGTTGATGGCTATCTCGCCAACTTCGATTCAGAAGACGGCGAAGCTGAGGAAGACGCAGAAACAGAGGAGGAAACTTCTTCTGTAGATGCCGAACCCAAGGCTGACCGTGCTGACAGCACCGTCGCTCTGCGCCAGGCCGTAAGCGGTGTGGGTGCTCCCCAACCATCAGCTTCCGTGTCCTATTCGCAGAAGATGGCGGACGCCTGGAAAGCTCCCCTTGCTGCATCTAAATAGGAGAACTATTCCATGGCAGTTACATTCACAAACACCATCGTCACAAGTCCCGAGGGCGTCCAAGGTGACTACCCCTTGGTGACGGTGAAAGGGCACGAGGGCATGCTTGCTGATTTGCAGGCATACGTTTCTCGTAGCTACTACAACCAGACCGGCGCAGCGATTCCCTTCGGGCGTCTCCTTCAGATCGACAGCACCCCATCCACCAACGACGTTTATGCGTCCGAGCTGGCTGCTGGTGTTACCAACATCATTGGTATTTCGATCGACAGCTTCACGTTCGAGGCCGCAGAAGCCAAGAACAGCTCTTACACAGGCAATCCCACATGGATTCGCACTGATGCTGAGGGTGGCGAGCACGTTGGTTATCCCGACACTCAAATTCTCAATGTGATGTCTAAGGGCGTCATTTGGGTATACGCCGTTGAAGCCGTTTCACTAGGCGACGACGTTCGCGCATTCATCTCCGACCAGAGCGCTGGCACCTCAGGTGCTGACCAAGGTCGCTTCGGCTCAACAGCTGCTGCTGGCAACACCGTATTAATCGGTGGTGCTCGTTGGTTGTCTGAAACCACCGAAGCTGGCCTGGCTCTCTTGGAGCTGGACATCCCTGCATCCACCTTCACTGCTGACTGATCTCATGGCTGAAATTCGCAATGACGAGGTCGGCATCTTTCTTGCGCGTGAGCTGGAGACAATCCTTGCTCGCTCGTTTGAAGTTGAATACGCCGACATCAAGTATTCCCAACTGATTCCGATCAGTACGGAAGTTGGTCCTGGCGCTGACTCATTCACGTACCGCGTGTTTGATAAGCAGGGATCGATGAAGTTGATCCAGGACAAAGCTCAGGATCTGCCTCGTGCAGACGTGCTCCGTAAGGAAGTCACGCATCCTGTGCGTTCCATGGGTGCTTCATTCGCCTACACCATTCAGGAAACCCGTGCTGCGGCAATGGTTCCTGGAATGAATCTGGAACAGCGCCGCGCCAACGCGGTACGCCGGGTTTATGAGGAGAAGGTGCAATCCATCGCCTATTTCGGTGATGCTGCAACCGGCCTCAAGGGCTTCTTCAACAACGATCAGGTCGACAAGATTGTTCCTGACAAGTGGTTTACCGATGCCGGTATTTCCACTGACGAGATGCTGCAGCTTCTGAACGAGCCAGCTACTCGCCTAGTTGAAGGCTCCAACATGAAGGAGCAGCCCAACACGATGTTGGTGCCTTACGAGGTTTACCGCATCATCAGCACCACACCTCGTTCATCCACGAGTGACACCACGGTGATGGAGTTTTTCCTCCGCACCAACCCGATGATCACCAGCATCGAGCCCATCAACGAGCTTGAAGCTGACAAGTCCGGCGGTGCCCTCGATAAGGACCGGATCATCACGTATGACCGCAGTCCCGACAAGCTCCAGCTGCACATTCCGCAGCCTCTGGAGTTCTTGCCACCGATTCGCCAAGCACTGGAATTCACCGTTGCTTCGCACGCACGTATCGGCGGATGTGCGGTGTACTACCCCAAATCCATCATTGTTATGGAGGAGGACTGATTCGCCTCAATCAACCAATTTATGATTGAGACGCATAACACTCACACCTGAACATGATCCTCACCTACCGCCCCGAACTCGAAAACCCCCCAATGGCTAAGGAGTGCTCAATGGGCTTCTCCTTTTTGCCACAGGGAGAGGAGCGTCGAGTCACCCATTTCCGTGTCGAATCCGGTGTCAACCGTAATTTCGATGCGGATGTGTGGGAACGGATTAAGGACTACACCCGAGTTCGCTCGTTGTTGTCCTTAGGTGCATTGCAAGTCACACAAGAGATCGACATCACTGCCGAGCATGTTGTGGACAGCCCCACTGAGGAAACTCTTGAATCCATCGATTTAAAGAGCGCCCTCAATTTGATCGACATGTCCTTCGACATGGAGCAACTCAACAAGTGGAACGCAAAGGATCAACGCATTCGGGTGAAGAATGCGATTGCGAAGCGAATCACATCGATCACGGAGGGTAATGGTTGATGGCTGATCCAACGCGCACTGATTTTCTAAATCGCTTCCCCGAGTTCGGAGAGCAATCTCCTGACGTGGTTGAAGGTGCGTTGAATGAAGCCATTCGCTTCTGTCCAACGACTGGGTGGAGCAAAACGAATCCAAAACAGATTCGTAATGACGCTATTCAGTATTTGACAGCCCATACCCTTGCGATGAGGACGATGCAGATCGGACTCCAGGTTGGAAGTGTCAGCGGTTCCCCCACAGGTGACCGCATCGACGCAACCCTTTATGGCCAGGAGTACAAGCGATTGCTGGATTCCCAACCTCACTGCGGGTTCACGTTCTAATGATCACGTCAACCGAGATCGCTCAATACGCTCCTCACGGAAATGCAGTTCTGTCCTTCGACTTGAACATGCAGGCGTATGCAGTCGATCCCAACACGGGAAACACGGTCATTGAAACAAAGAATCAGGAGCGAGTTGAGTATCTAGCGGCGTTAAATCTGCAAAAGCCTCAGTGGAAAGGCGAGCCCGGAGTAGACAACACCGTCTATCTGGCAACCGGGCGCTTATTAACCCCAGCCAAATTCGACGAGCGAATCACAAACGGTACGCAAGCCGAAGCAACAATTAACGGCTACCGAGGTCGTTTTGAGTTGATCTGGGATTTGACAATGGATCAAGGTCATTACACCGACATCCGTCAGTCAGTTGAAGGCACCTTTCGCGTGATCGGAGGCAAGGGCTAATGGCAAGCCAACCTAAGAAACTTGCTGATCAAGCCGATATTGCTGTAGCTGTCGCCATGCGTCAGCTGGGTAGTTGGTTAGATCAACGCTTCACTGAAGAAATTTCTGCAGCGAAGTGGGAGTACCCGACACCTCCCCAGGTGCGAGACATTGTGGACACTGGCAGGCTTCGTGCAAGTCAGACCAGGCAAGAAACCCCTGAGGGGGTGGTATTCACCTGGCCTGTCGAGTACGCACAGCAAGTACACGATGGCGGCGTAAGCACCCGTACTCGAAAACCGTTCCCTGGAAGACCCTGGACGCTAGCTCCTTTGAGCAAAGCGGAGGAGAAATTCGGGGAGTTTCTGAGCACCGCAATGAGGACTCAGAAATGACGGTCTCTACAGCATGCCCCCCAATCACCTGGCTCCGAAACACACTTGAGTGCCACATTCTGGATATCCGCAATTCAGATTTAACGCTCAAGCCGGAGATCAGTTGGCCTGGACGGTATGAGCTTCCCGATAACAGCCACATCCCGGCTGTGTATGTCATTGGTGAGTTGATGGTCCCCTCTGAGTGGAACATCAACGGCATCGAAATGACAATCGAGGATGTACCCGAGATCGAAAACCCTGGTTCGATGAGCGGCGTTGTTTCTTACGAGAGATGGCGAGTGCGCTTTACGAACTATGGGTGGGAAGAGAGCACCTCAATGGTGTTGAACATGCGAGACATCGCAAGACGTCTTGCAAGAGCCTTCCCATCGGACCAAGTCACGTACATGGCCCGAACAGAAGCGACATTCGAGTCGTTGTCGGTCCGAATTCTCGGCCCGTACATCAACCCCCCGATCCCCTAAGGAGCTGAACTCATGGCTGACTATGCCATTGGGCTTTCATTCCACAAGGCTCACAGGACGATTGTCCGGGCCATTGGACTGAACGCCCCCTGCCGTTACTTCGCAGATCGCGATGCAGCAGGTTTCATCACACTGCCAAGTCTTGACACAGGCGATGCCTACGTCGAGATCCAAGGTGTCACACAGACCAACTTCCAGATCAACGACAACAACCAGGAGTTCCGTCTTCTGGGTGATGACGGTTGGAATGACTCAGTCATTACGGGATCTGGAGTTCAAGCATCTTGCACAACCTTCTTCTTGAAGGATTCCGAGGTGCCTGGAGGTGCTCAATGCCCTCAATTCCGTGGCAACTACGACGAAGGCTTCGCTCTTATTGAGCGTGCTCGTTACGACAAGGATTTTGAGATCTACATCGAATTCTTGAAGGAGCTAGGCCAGTCAGACGGCAGCACAGGCGACTGGATTTATGACTTCACAGGCTTCAACGCCGTGATTCAGAACTACGCCGAGAACATGAATGCTGAGGGTCTCACAGAAGTGACCTTCGACCTCGTCTCCCGAGGCCGTCCAGTATTCGGACGTTTGAACAACGGTGGCAACCAGATCGAATTCGGTCAGGTGCAGTCCACGCTGCTCTTCCTCACAGCAGGAAGCCGTCAGGTGGCCTTCCTTCCAGCGGACAACGCCGATGCAGTAGCCGTAGATGGCAACCTCACCGCCACCTACACCAGCGATGGCAGCACAGCGCTGACCGAACTGCAGCTGGGCGATACAGATGGCGATGGTTACGCCCTCTTTGTGAATTCGACAGGAGTGCGCGTCCCCGCGACGGTCACTCTTGCAGCGAATGTGGTCACGGTGAACCCCGATGTGGACCTCACTGCAGGAACCATCTACGAACTGCGTGTAGCAGACGGAGCGGTCAAACAATCCGTCAACGCTTCTGGCGTAGCAGATG